TAACGTGGGCCGTCCTCAAAGCGAATTGACGAAAAGTCACGCTTCTTGGGATCAGTCTCATAGTTGTACTTAAAGCCAAAGTTGACGCGAATGTGTTGCTCAAGCTCGCGGAGCTGGTCCGGAGTTGCCGCCTGGAGGAGGCGGCAGCGGAAGTCATCCCCGTTGCCCCAAACCTTGGAGGGCACTTGCCGAAGCACCTTGACGATGGCAGTGCAGTTGGCTACAATGTTGCAGATATTGTTCTTGTGGGTGGTGTTGTAACCGCCAGAGTCATTCTTGCCAAAAGCGATCTTGGTTGGCGTGGTGCCATCCAGGGCAGCTGGGCGGACCTTGCCGTCAACGCGCGTATGAGCGTAGCGCTCATTCTGCACGTCAATGTACAAGGCCAACAGCTGCTCAAAGATGGCAGGCACTTGACCAGCTACATAATACATGTAGCCGATTTCCAGCCAGACCGTCCAGGGCCGATGACTAGCGTCAAAGAATGACGCGTCGGCAGAAAGGTCTTCATCCACGAAGGAACAAATCTCCTGACAATTTTTGTAGTCTACCGGCACACCAGCGAACCACGTGTGCTTTGAGCTGACCATTGCCTTCATGAAGGGTCCGAAGATCACCCGCATGAGGAATTGCAACTCAAGCGACAGAACGTGGATGGTGCGAGCACGCCCCTGTCGTAGTTTCTCAAGGGGGGTAGGCTCCATCTTGTGGATCACGAGGATTTTGCGAATGTTTGCGTCCGCGTTCGGACGCGTGTCCAAGCCACTCTTTACAGCCGCGATGAGCGGAGCCAGGAAGTTGTCATACGTCTCCACTGATCTGAGGGCATCCACATTCCGAGAGAACTTGGCGAATGATCCAAGTCCAGGGCTGCCGCGCCAATTCCAATCCTTGGACTCAACGGCAGCGATGGCTGCGTCAAGTGTGGTTGGAAGAGACACGGTGCCCTTGAAACTGGACAACGGCAAGATATCTAACGAAAAGAGTTCAGAAAGGCGAGCGATAAAGCCACCTTTCTTAAAGTCCTCAAAAGAGCGGACAGCATCCAACTCGGCGATGAGAGCGGAAGCGGGCTTGAAGTCCTGGTGCAACTTCGCGGAGGCGTCATTGTACCATTCAAAAGACCGAACCACTGCATCATGCGCGCTCGACGGCATAGCGTACTGCTCGGAGCGGGTGATAACATCCGCGGTGAAACACTCACGGGCTGCGTCCTTCGGT